TTTACCCAATCCTTCTAAATCACTTATGTGCTGACCTAGTTTGTACCAGTCATAAACATCTGACACTTTTACACGGATAGTACCGCTGGGCATTGTAGGTTTAGTTTCTGGACCGATGGGTTTTTCGTTTGGATGTCGATCTTCATCGTATGCTTTGTCGGCTGCTGCTTTTGCACTTGCACCGTCAGGATGACGTGGGTTAATACTTACAACGTCGCCATTCATAAGATCACTTACGCTAGCACTCTTTCCTACTTTATCTAACAGTTGGTGCAGCTTATCATTAGGATCGTAGCCATTGGTTTCATATCCCATTTTGCCACGTACTTCGGTTCTCTTACCTGTGCGTTTGTCCAAGATATGCAGTATCAACATGCCAGCACGATTGTCACGTTCTAGTTGTAACAAATAACTGTTGCTAGTTGGCTGTTCACTTACACTGTGCTGTGCTGCTATATCACGGTATCTCATTGAGTTTGTTGTCCTAAATAAAACTTTACAAGCTCGAAGAATGGTTTGCCAGCAACTTTAGTATCTGCTGGAACACCTGCTGCTTTTTCAAATTCTTCAGGATTGTTGTTAGCAACAGCCGCTCTTAATGCAGTAGCACTAGAAACTCTCGGTGCTGGTTGCCATTCAATACTCTTAAATTTATAAAATCCGTGTCTACCTTCGACACCATTTTGCTTTTGTAAACCTGGTACAAACACTTTAGCATCAGTTTCATCAGTTATGATTTTAAGATCAACTTCGCCGTGCTTCTTATACACTTCAGCAGCTAAACTCCACCAAGTTTGCTCAGGAATAATGTGGCCTTTAATTGCAGGCCATACAGTTTCCATTGCTTGTATCTTAATTTCAAACGGTAAAGGATCTTTAGGACCAATGGTGCTTTGATTTGTACCAACATACCAGTGTGTATTCTTTGCAGCTTCTTGCCATGCAGCCTTGTGTCCTTGGTGCGGAGGGTTAAAGCGTCCAAATATAATACCTACTGTTTCGCTTGCTTCAAATAATTCTCTTAATAACATCAGCCCGGTGTCCATCTTTTTCTTGGAACAAGTTTTACATTTCCAAACTTTTTATCCGGATCGGCATAACGTACACGCCCTTCTCCGTTTGTATCCCAAATATCTCCTTGCGGACCTTCGACTTGATCGATTACATTGTCTTTTACTTGTTGTAGTTGTTTAACAAGAGTGAATATAGTTTCTAGTCCGCCTTGGTGTGTATTATTTAGTTCGACAATTTTTAGTTTTTTTGGTTCGCTAACTTTACTTGTTTTGAGCCAACTAAAAAAGTGTGCTTCGCTTAAACTATCTAAGTTTTTAGCTTTAGCTGTTTGATTTACATATGTATAAATTATATTTTTTAAGTCGCCTAAGCCTGCACTAGCTGCTAAGAATCCATCAACAACTCGAGAATTTGCTTTTGTAAACTTTTCAACTTGATCTAGTTTGGTTACATCTATTTTAATAGGTGAAGAATTGTACACAGGTCCTAGCACTACTAAACTTGGATTGCTGCCGAATTCGCTGAAATCATTTTTCGGTTGTTGTAAACTATCATCCATTCCGAATTCAGGAAAATAAGCATGTCCTACAACCATTACTTGTGCTTTTGCAATACGTTTGCCTAGCTCGCTTTCTGCTCTAACATGATAGCAAGTTTGTGACTTAGGGTTAGGACAGAATGTATATACACCGTTCTTGAGTTCAGGCGGATTTAAAAATAGTCCGTCTGCGTACACATACCCTACAAAATCCTTTGGAGTAGCACGATCAAACAATGGATACAAACTGGCAAATTGTTTTGCAAATGCATCTCTTTGTTGCTTTTCTTCTGGAGTCTTAGGAGTACCACTCTTGTTAGCAATAAAGTCTTCTACATCTTTAGGACTTGTACTAGCAGCACCTCTGGACCATCCATTGTGTCCTGCTAAAACCAAAGGTCCGTTCTTTTCTGCTCGACCCCAATAAATCTGCGGATTACCGTCCCACTTCATGCGTATTGATTTAGAGCCTGAGTCTGAAGCTAATTCACGCAAATGTGTTATTGCCTCTAATGCACCTTCTGTACCATGTAAAAATACAAGATCTTCTAAGTGATTAAATGCTCTGCCAACCTTTGCTGCTTCCGTTACAGTTCTAAATTCTAAAAATCGCATTAATACATTCCTTTTCGAAAGTTTTCCATTTCGTCATTTAGGATTCTATTAATACATTCCATTTTTTCGTTATCTTGCATTAGTTCTTCAGGACGTTTTTTGATATTAAACTTCTGAATATAGTTTACAATGGCTTTTTCGACCACAGGAAGCATTTCTTTTTTGCTGTATTTTCCGCCATTTTTTACAGTTTCTTGAACCTTTAACAATGCAGGATACAAATTGCTTCTATAAAATCCCTGATCATTTTTCATGTAGATGCACAAGTTATAGGTGCTTAATTGTTCTACAAGGAAACCTTTATGTTTACCTCTACTAATATATTTACCCATGCTTCTCTTCCAGTGTAATGTATTGTAGTTCCAGTCTTTGTTTTTGCATAATTCTTTAAATTCTAATCCATTTACAGTATATTTTTCACCGGTGTCGGTAGTAATACAATATATATACTGTTTACTACGCATACGAGAACTTTTAGAACCGCCTTTAGCGTGCCACAATTTATCTTTACCTGTAAAATTTTTAGCATATCGCTGACCTGCTTTGCGTTGGTGTTCAATAAAGGCATCGTAGTCATATTCTTTTAAACCGTGTAAATAATGTTTTCCGCCGTATGCATTATTATATGACATAGGATCTTTGACTACATTTTCGTTTACTATTTCTTTTTCTAAATTCCATAATGCATCTGCACTATCTGCTGTTGCAATAATTTCTTTAGTAAAGTTTTCTACACCATATTTTTTGATAGCATTTTTAATACCTATACCACTACCCATATAAGAATCATTTACATTTTTAGTAGCATGTCTACCAATGTAATACTTTTCATTTATTTGATTAGTGATTTTATAGATAATATAATACATGTTACCAGGCCCTGCAACTCCAATAACGAGCCTTTGTTCTAGGTCCCGGATTATCGCAGTTGTGTCTTGCACGGAAACTGCGTCGACGTGCAGGATTTGACTTTTTAATCTTCATGTTAGGGTCGCCAAAGTTTACTTTGACTGTATTTCCACTGGGATTTTTTACATACACTTTGAACTTTTTAACATCACCACGCATAGGCTTACCTAGTGGAACTTTGCGCCCTTGATATTCTGCTTCATCTAATTCTTCGTCTTCGTTATACCACATAACTCCGTATTCTTCAAAGAAGTCATCACCGTCGTATGTTTCTTCAGAGACAACTTCGTCTAAATCTGAACTAATTTCGATATCAAAATCTTTAAATCCTTGTTCGAACATGTAGTTTGCTAAACGGTTAGCGTACTCGTCTGACTCGTCCTCGCTTAGTTGACGAGGAAGTTTTATTTCATATACAGTAGCACCTTGTGCAGTTTCGTATATGTGCTGGTTTGAAAAAACACTCTCGTCTAGTGGTTTAACAGATGTTTGTTTTTCCATTACAATTCTTACAAAGTGTGTCATAGTTACCTCAATGATTTAATAAAATGCTGTTTATAGTACCGTCTGTGTACGCTACCTGTGCTCTAACCCATACATAGTTTCCTGTAAAGTTATAAAGAAAACTACCGGTACTACCTGTACCTGTGTGTTGTGTTACTGAAAGAGAAAACCAATCACTTGCAGAAGGATTGGTTGCTAATGTTGCTTGTATAATTACTGAACCAGTAAATCCTGTAAGATTGTACTGTACAGTATGAAACCCGTCTGTGCGGCTATAATAACCATCACCTTTATAGGCAATGCCAGTGATAGTCTGGTTTGAACTATCACCCGGATGTGTGTTTTGTGGTAAAATTGTTTCGCTATATGTTGACATATAATTATTTATCTATTAAACAACACATACTAACTTATCAATTCTGCGTATCGCCTGACCTAACATTAGTTCTAACAATAACATGACTTTTTCGTCCTTAACATATATGTATTGACCGTTTGTCGATATATTATTTTCTATATTATAAAGCAAAATTGAGCCTGCTCGTACCTTATCTGGATTTTTTTCTATCCATATAGACACCTCGGGTTTTATTATTTTTCTATTAAATGTAACTTTATAAAGAAATTCAGGAGGATGTTTTACAATTATAATATTTTGTTCAGTTTCTAACAGTAATTTCATAGATTTCTTAGGTTCCCAAAATTCTGTAACTGAATTTATTTTCTTGGCAATCTTGAGCAAAACTGTTTTATCATTTGAAAAGATTGATAATGTATTATACTCGCATCTTATTAAATAATTTTTTTCGTTTTTTAAAATTTTATAAATTGATGACGCATCTAATAAATCTTCTGGCAATATACGTATATCATGTTTCCATCTAGATATTATAGGATTGGAAACTAAAGAATCTAATTTTGATTTAGCATAAGACAGCTTACCGCTTCTTTGCAACTCGGTACGGAAAATACCTGCAAGTGGTGTTGTAACACACAACTTATACAAGTATTTTCCATAATGTAGTTTGTTAGTCTCAAACAGTTTCAACGGTTTTTTGTTCTTCCTTTAAGACAATCTCATTGTCTACTACGTCTATATTTATTTTGCCACCATTCTTCAATGATCCAAATAACATAAGACGTGAAAGCGGACGTTTAATATCCTTGTCAATAACACGTTGCAACGGTCTAGCACCCATCTTAGGATCAAACCCTTTGTCTACAAGATAATCCAATGCCTCGTCGGTTACTGTAATTTTGATATTTTTTTCCGTAACTTGTGCTTTAAGATCAGTAAGGAACTTGCCAACAATTTTAAGCATAACAGGTTTACCAAGTTTCGAGAAGGTGATTGCAGCATCAAGTCTATTTCTAAATTCAGGACTGAAGAATTTTTTAAGTTCTTTATCTTCATAATCCTTTTCTAGAGTATCACCAAATCCAATGCTATTCTTTTCTGCTTCTTTAGCACCAAGATTTGTTGTATTGGATCCTGTAATTTTGCCATTGTCCATCAATTGAAGCAACACTGCACTTACGTCAGGGTGTGCTTTTTCAATTTCATCCAACAACAATACACAGTTTGGATTTTCTTGCAGCTTAACAATCAGCTGGCCTGCGTTATCTTCAAAGCCAACATATCCCGGAGGAGCACCAATTAGTTTTGCAACACTGTGCTTTTCTTGGTATTCACTCATGTCAAATCTTACAAGCTGAACTCCAAGGTGCTTTGCAAGTTGTCGTGCAGTTTCAGTTTTACCAGTACCCGTAGGACCCATAAACACAAAACTACCAATCGGCTTGTTTTCGTCTTTTAGACCTGCTTGTGCTACTAGAATTTTATCAACAATTGTTTCCAGTGCTTTGTCTTGACCGTACACACTTCCTTTTAAGTTAGTTTCTAGGCTAGCCAAATTGTCCGTTTCACGTTCTGCAACTTGCTCTTCAGGAATTTTTACAATCTTAGCAAGTTCACGTTGAATGTTTTCTGGTTTTACAACCAAGTTTTCATGCAAGTTCAGCACTTTGAATCGCGAACATGCTACATCGATCAAATCAATAGCTTTATCAGGCAGCTTTTTATCTGCTTGATACTTTACACTTAGTTTAACCGCAGTGTCGATTGCTTCGTCTGTGATTGTTACATTATGAAAATCTTCATAATACTTTTTAATACCGTGCAAAATTTCTACAGTTGTTTCTGGTGACGGTTCGTCAACTACAACACGCTGGAATCTGCGCATTAATGCACGATCTTTTTCAAAGTACTTGCGATATTCTTCCCAAGTGGTAGATGCAACTACTTTAATGTTACCCTTTGACAATGCAGGTTTAAGCATATTAGCAAGATCGTTTGCACTGTTGTTTCCACCGGCGCCAGCACCACTAATCATGTGAGCTTCGTCGATAAACATGATAGTCTTTCCTTTGTTTTGCAGTGCGGAAAGAACAAGTTTAAAACGCTCTTCGAAGTCTCCTCGATATTTTGAACCAGCAAGCATACTTCCGATGTCAAGTGAGTACACGCTGTATTCTTTTAAAAATTCAGGAACCTGATCGTTTACAATTCTCCAAGCAAGTCCTTCTGCAATAGCAGTTTTACCAACGCCTGGATCGCCTACCATGAGTACATTTGACTTTGTACGTCTGCCCAACGCAAGAGCAACTTGTTCAATTTCGTCATGACGCCCAATTACTGGATCAATTTTTCCTTGTTTAACATCGGAATTGAGATCTGTAGTAAATGCACGTAATGCCTTGTTTGCAATACCCACGTTTTCGGGCTGTTGTTCTTCAACTTCTTGTTCTTCAAGTTCGACATTGACATAAGAAACAAACTTGTCTTTGTTAATGTTAGCTTGTTGAGTAATAAAAAATGCGTAACTTCTCTTTTCAGAAAGTATGCTAATAAACACGTCAACTGTTTCGATTGTAGTTTTTCCAGCAAACAGGCATTGTGCAAATGCTCTATTAAGCACACGTTCTACAGTAGAAGTTTTCTTTGGTTTATATTTTTGCGATGTAGTTTTAATGTCATCGCACTTGGTTTTCAAGTAAGTTTCTAAGTTTTTCTTTACATATTCAGGATCTGCGCCAAACCCGGTAATTACAGTTGAAAATTGTTCTTCACACAGCATTGCAAACAACAAGTGTTCAAGGGTAACATATTCGTGTTGCAATTTCCTTGCATCATTAACTGCTTTATCAAAAACCAGCTGTAACTCTGGACTAGGTTCTACCATTTTTTTTCCTTTTTTCTATTTTCTTTTCAGCTAATTTTAACTTTAACTTACTTACTCTATCGATAAACTGTATTCCGTGTAGATGATCGTATTCATGCAAAAATATTCTAGCATCAATATCATCGAACTTTGTATCTACATGTATAACATTTTTAAAGTCATCTGTCAATGTATCA